AATACTAAACCCGCCTTGGTCCAAGGTAAAAACGACAGCGTTTTGCTAAATGAACAAAAGAGCGGGAAATTTCCCGCTTCGCTTAGTTTGAAATTCAAATTCAACAGTTGATAATGACAATTCTGTCCCCACTTATTTTTGTGGGGTCTGGTTCCACGTTTGCAAAAACAACTAAAAATACATTTTTCCTAACACAAAGATCTATCGATCTATATTTCGTACTTGCAAAGCATCTATTCTTCATCATCTCCATAGCTTGATAGTTCATCATTTCCGAAGAACATCTGGGTACATCAAAAGCAATATTTCTCTCTGGATCTTGAGCATACATATACAGAACGTCTTGCGTCTTCCCTCCAGCAGTATAAAACCATCCATATTTAATTAATTCCTTAGCAAATGTACTCTTTCCTTCTCCTCCGTCCGGACCATAAACCCAGATGATAGAACGATCATCTGGTTCATTCATTAAAACCCGATGAAGCTCAATTTGCCAAGGACGAAGTTTAAAAGAAGAAAAACAAGAACAATAATCTTCCTTCAGTCTCTTCGCATTACAGCGAAGAGCAACATCTGGGTCCTTCAATTTCATTTCTTCTGGGTCTTCTAAATATCTCTCCATCGTCTTCCTCCTGTGAGATCCTCTCTTCAATAAATCACCATAACTCCAGGGACCTGCAACTCTTGTTTCTTCTTTCTGGACATAAGCTGAAGCTTCTTCAATTGTACCTTTCATTTTCTCCACATGAGGATTTCCCCCAATTATCTCCTTAACAGTCGAAAATCGAGCTTTTTTCTTCAATTGAATTACTCCCTGGATATGGTCATGAGTTCCTCTTTCGTGTTGCCAGACAGCGTATTGAACTCTCTCGTCGAACGAGAGAGAAGGGAGAGCTCCTTGAAAATTGCGAGTGAAAACCCAATTCGCACAGGCCATTTTAATTTTCTAGAAATTAAAATCCTATTTATACCCGTTCCAAGGAGGTGTTCCAAGGCGGGGT